TATGCCTCTGCACCAATAATTCCAATGGTAAAATACCGCTATAAAAATTTATTTGCTGCCCCTTCTATAGACGGTGATGACAACCTAGGCTTAGTGCTAGGCCTAGAATGGAGAACTAAATGATACATAACTGCCCCCGAATGGCCACCTATGCAGACCTAGCATACTTAGATGGGCCTGAAGCTAAAGATAGCTTTAAAACGCTAGGATTTCCTAATCACGGATTTATTGAAAACGATGGAGCTCAGTGCCATATTGTTGCTAACGCATCTGAGATTGTGCTTGTTTTCAGAGGAACTGAGCCGAGTGAGCTTAACGATCTAAAGGCTGATTTAAATGCTTGGCCAGATCGTGCTTATAACGGTCACGGTCTAGTACACAATGGATTCCAAGAAGAAGTAAACAAACTATGGCCAACTATTCTAGAGCGACTACAGGTAATGAAAACTGACGGTAAGCATCTATTTATTTGTGGACACTCTCTTGGCGGAGCTATGGCTACTATTGCTGCAAGCAGACTATACAACACAGACTACGAAGCTACGGCGCTTTATACTTATGGCTCGCCTCGTGTAGGAACTCGTAGGTTCGTTCGTTCTTTCTCAGGAGTACGTCACTATAGACACGTAAACAATAATGATATTGTTACTGCTGTGCCTTTTGCACTACTAGGATATGTGCACCACTCTAAACCTCGATATATCAATTACTATGGTAAGATACGCAACTTAACTCCTTGGCAGCGTGTCAAGGACAAACTGCGTGGGCGTTGGAGAGCGATTAAAAAAGGTCAGCCGTTTGACGGAGCCTACGATCATAGCATGAAGTACTATGAACGTTTTTGCAAGGAGAATGCGGATGGCCAATCGTGATCTTGGTGAACTAACAGAAAACTTTGAAGAAGAAGTAGAAGCACTAAAGAATACTAAAATGAAGCTGTTTGGTATTACTATGACGCCAACTACTATAGGAGCTGCATTTGCTATTGTAAGTACGATTGTAGGTGGACTATATGCATCGTTCCAAGTATATGACGACTATATGGGTATGAAAGAAATTGTTGAAAATATTGATGTTGGAACTATTGAAACTCGCAATCAACAAATTGAAGCATCTCTTGCTAATGTGAATAAAGAAATTAGTATTCAGCTAGCCTCAATTCAAAAGCAACTCGATGATGCTGAAAAACGCAATCGTGAAAACAAGGTAGATACTAATGAGCAGATTGGGTACCTCGAAGACCAAACTCGTCGTGTAGAAAAACTAGTACGTGATACAGAGGCAAGCATCAGACAAACAATTCAAAACGCTGAAGAACGTTTTGACAATAAACGTGACGCACTACAAAATCAGTATGACACAAAAGCTTCTCAGCTCAGAGAATCAAATGACTCACGCATTAACGATCTAGAATCTAAAATGGAACGTGATATGCAAGCTTTAGAAACAAACATTACAACAAAACTACAGCGAGCTCTTGATAATCCGTTGGCTAACTAGGAGGTGCGTATGATAAAATTTATACTTCCTCTAATGTTGTTATCTTCTTGTGCAGCTATTCCTATAAAGACTGAACCTCTCGTAGCCCCTGACTCTATTGTGTACGCTAAAAAATATGTAGGACTTCAAGAGACAAACGATAAGGCTTTTCTACAGTCTAGGCTCGGCATTAACCCCTCTACTACAGAATGGTGTGCTGCTTTTGTAAACACCATTTTAAAAGAACAAAATATACCAGGCAGTGAGAGTGTAAGCGATAATCCTCTAATGGCCCGCAGCTTTTTAACCTGGGGAACTCGTGTTAAGCGGGCAGATATAAAGCGTGGCGACGTTGTAATCTTTTCAAGAGGTAGCTCAGGTTGGCAAGGCCACGTTGGTTTTTATGTTGGTTCAGCAAAAATAGACGGAGTTGAGCAGTGGCTTATTATAGGTGGCAATCAAGATGATAGTGTGTCTTATGCGCTGTATAGTACCTCTACAGTAATAGACATTAGACGTGCAGAGGAGAAGTAGTATGTGGGAAATGATACAAAACATGGCGAGTGATCGCACTTGGATTTACACTAGCATAGCTGGTAGTATTGCGGGTGCTGCGGTATTAGCCTATTTAAGCACCACTAGAATTGGTCTATGGGGCTACGCCAAGTTTGACAGAGCAGTAGACTATCTTGTTGAACGTTGGGGCCTTACTTGGTTAGAACAGCCTGAAGATGCATGGAGAAAAAAGTATCCAAAAATTACTGCGAAGATAGACAGCATCGAAGCTAGATTGAATGAGCTCGAATCAAGAGATTGAGGCAGTTGTTGCTTCTCTTAGAGCGCGTATTGCCAACCTAAGAGCACAGCTTAACTCAGACGCATCTCTCCCACCTCATAGCACTCCTCAAGAAAAAGAGCCTCCACTCGAACCTCCTGTTGAAGATCCAGCAGAGGTTCGTAATCAAGAGTTAAAGGACCTAAAAGCAAAACTGCTAGGTAAGACAGCAGTACGAGAGGAGGGCAATTCATGATCGATCCATTCACTGCCGTAGCCGCGGCAACCACAGCGTTTAATACTGTAAAAAAATTCGTACACGCTGGTCAAGAATTTGAAAATTGTATGGGCCAAATGGGTAAGTGGTACAGTGCAGTATCTGATTTCCGTAAAGGTCAACAGATGCAAAAGAATCCTCCAATATTTAGAAAACTACTGTCTGCAGGTTCAGTTGAAGAAGAAGCACTTAATCTCCTTATCCACGAAAAGAAAATTATGGAGATGGAGAAGGAACTTCAACAAATGTTGAACTTCCGTTTTGGATTTGGTACTTGGGACGAGTTAAAAGAGATGCAGCGTAAGATACGTGCGCAGCGGCAAAAGGAAGTGTACGCCGCGGCAGAACGCAGACAGGCCATCATAAACGGAGTTGCAGTAACAGTATTATTGGTCGCAGGTTTTTGTATGTTAGGCGGTATGATATACTTGATCGGCGCTGGAAGAGGTGATTGGTAATGATTCATGCGTTCATACTAATTATTCTTATAGCCGATAAGCAGGAGCCGTCACCGATGTATTTTAGAAGTATCGATGTGTGCCAATATTACGCGGCACGAATACCTAGGCAATATGGCAACTACGGAAGCAAATGGGACGTTCCTGCTGAACATAGAGTCACAGCATACTGTAAACCTACAAAAGTTAATCCACAAACCACTATAGTATATGATAGGTAGTAGGAAAGAAACGATGAGCAATACGCTAGACTTACACGGTAAGCATATTCACGAGGCGTGGAGAATCACTGTCTCTTTTTTACAACGCGCCTATTATGATGGATACTCAAGATGCGAAATTATCTGCGGACAAGGATTAATTAAGCAAGAAATAGAAACCTGGCTACACTTGAGCGAGTATGTCAGAGAATACAGACTTAACTCTAAGACACAAGGAAGTTATAGTGTTAAGCTAAAGGATAAAAGATAAATGTATGAATATAGATGTACTATAATTAAAATAGTTGACGGTGATACAGTTGATGTAGATATTGATCTTGGATTTGATGTGATACTAAAAAATCAACGTATCAGAGTTCACGGAATTGATACTCCTGAGAGTAGAACAAGCGATAAGCTAGAGAAAGTGTTTGGTCTTGCGGCCAAAGAAAAAGTAAAAAGCTTAATTCCTGTTGGGACTCAACAAGTACTACGCACTATAAAAGATAGAGACGACGGAGACGCAAGAGGAAAGTTCGGGCGCATTCTTGGTGACTTTTTAGTCAATTATGAGGGCGAAGATCAACTTCTTACAGATATTATGATTGACGAACACCACGCTGTAAGCTATCATGGACAGAATAAAGACGATATTGAGCAGCAACATTTAAATAACAGACAAGTCTTAATCGACGCAGGGACAATCAGTATAGACAATGAATAAAGTTGAGATGTTAGAAATATTTACTGAAGAGCTTCGTCTTATAGACGGCGGCACTTCTGTATTTGATAACAACTATCAATTTGAATTTGACTGTCACGAAAACGTATTTCCTCACTTTAAGTTTCTAGAAGAGATCAATGATTTTCCTACAATATGTTTCTATGTAGTAGAAGAAACTATAGCACATATCGGAGCTGATGTTAGGTATAAAACAGCTGTTATCGATGTTCGTGGTTATGTGCACGAAGCACTAGGAGAAGAAGAGTCTTCTAATTATTGGGCTGAGGCGCTTTTAGACGATATAGAGCACGTACTTCAGCACATAAGAAGAAAGCATCCTTGTTTC